TTAAAAATAATTAATAATAATCAAAAAGTTAATATAAAAAATATAATCGCGGTGCAATTACGGTGCAACAATCAGTAAGTCCAATTATTTATAGGACTCCTTTTGAATTATTAGAGTAGTTATCTTCCATTTTTTTCCTATATATATCATCAAGTTTACGGCCAACTTAGGGCATATCTTTTCAATTGTAAGTTTCATAGGTTTTAAAATTTTAGGACATAAAAAAAACAGGTTACAAAAGTTACTAATAGAGTTTATGGTATATAAATATATGTTTTATAAATACAATTCTTATAAAGTTAAAAGTTACTTTTGAGTTACCTTAGAGTTACTTGTAACCTATTTTGAGAGTTACTTTTGTAACTTCCTAAGATTATGTTTTTAATGGAAATAATCAAAAATTATTAAGATGCGTAACCTAATGTAACCCTTTAAAAGTTACAACATATATTATTTATAATCAGCAACTTAAATCTATATTCTTCATACAGTAACCTTTGTAACCTCTTAGAATAGGCAATAAGTAAAATTAAAATTATTTAAATCTAGTATTAAATGCATCAGACCGCATCAAAGTGCATCAGAAACTTTTATCAAATCTGCTTCAAAAGCCTTAAAAATAAGGGGCTGAGCTATTTTTTTGAACTGCATCAAAAAAGAGATATTTAGTAAGCGCGCAGGCGGGAGAGGAGATTGCGTTTGGCCATCAGGGTTTCGATAACTTTTTCAAAAGCTGATTATTCTGTTTGATATTTATTTGATGTAGCCATACGCTTAATAAGCAGAGCCGAACCTAGTTATGGGATAGATACTTTCCATGATATAAAAAACTTTTGGCATAAAAAAAGCTGACAATTTATGCCAGCTTCACTTTAGTTCTCATGGAGAATAAAACATTATAAGTACATATTTTTTATTAAATTTATAATAAAATATTGATACCTATTTACTCTTTATCTGTAGATAAAAGCTCATATTTTTTAAAGTTAATTACTTCTACTCCCAGCCTTTCATTAATCTGTTTTAATAAGTTTTGATAGTAAATAATCTCATTGAAATAAAATACTTTCGCGGCCTTCTCAACATCACCAAACCCACCAGCATTTTGTGGTACCACACCGAGCAACTGTGGTGGAATACGATGGCCAGCAAGCTGATCATCCCGACTAGCAATCTTGATATTATAAAATTCATCTTTAGCAGCGACTTCAGCGAGAGGTATTACATTCACACCTTTTTCTTTTCCACCTGGTGTGTACAGTAATAAATTTTTGAAATTACCAGCGCCCTTTGAATTTTCCAAAGCATCTTCCAGAGCATCAATATCTTCTTGACGTTGCAGAGCATCAGTCATGTGTAAGATAAAACCAGCATGCGCTCCATTTTTATAATAACGACGACGAAAAAGCGTAGCTGATTCATTCAAAAGAATTGCATTAATGCTGCTCAGATAGTTCGGTACTCCATACACCTCTTGACTGATATCCGACTCATATAGATGAATAATATCTCTATGCTCAAATCTATAATTGTCAGTCTGGTCATAGCCTAATTGGAAAAAACTTGCCAAGTCTAGACCACGACGCATATTGATAGCAGGCCGAGATCCTAAACCAACAATACCACCGAAAGCATTTCTTTTAATATGTACATAACAGTTTGCAAAAGTTAAAAGATTCAGTGCGAGTGAATTAAAATCATGCCGACTAAGCCAAGGATGTGGAATAAAATCACTGGTCAAGATATTACGTTTAACAATAAGTGAACTGGTATGATGACTGGTGGCTCTGAAAAGTTTAGCCGTAGCCAACATATCGTATGGTAAGTCATACCAGTCTAGCCACTTCGGACAATAACCATATTCAAATAAGGTATGGCCATCCAAAACCGGTTCAGGCTCGCCAAAATTACGGCAGACTATTGACGTTTTTTGTGCTGACTCTGCTATAGCTTTCGCTGGACTGGAGGTGAACCTCTGTAAAGATCCAGACAGAATATTTTTTAGGTTCATGATTTATATACTCGGATACGGCTACTGTGTGTGCCTTGTTGGGTTACGTCGGTGGTATCAACAATTGGAGCCTTTTCTAGACCGTTCATGATTGCCCAAGCAACATCACCATGCCCATTTTCAGCAGAGCGCGTGGTAATCAATGTTTTGTTGCCACCACCACTGGTTAAGGCTTTTTTAATAGATAGAAAAGCTTTAGCTACTGTGGTAAGACCTGCATCAAAGTGCAGTCTTCTTTTTTGAAATAGTTCCTTGGCACGTAAACCCATCCGGATCTTTAAATCAGGGTTATAGTTCAACCGTGTTAATGATGGAAAAAACTTAGCCACATGCTCTGCTACTGCAATACCGTTACCTGTATTGTCTATACCAATAAATGAAACGTTATAGCGATTACAGACTTTTTTAATATAGAGGGCCTGTTCTTCTGCTCTTAAACCTTTGAACTGTTTAACCTCAAGAATACGATACGGCTCAAGTGGAGTTCTCGGTGGTGCAATTACAGCGAGTGCTGCATTATCACCCGTGAATGATGGGTCATAACCCAGCCAGACTTCACCGATATAATGTGGTGTTTCATTTGGCTTAAAGTCCTTCCAGACCATCCATGAATCGACCATGTTTGGTGTAATAATTTTTAACGGAAAGTATGAACCGGCATCATCAATAAACTCACAGTCATAAAGATTCCCGTACTCTTCATCACCATATTGATTCAGTAGCTTTTCACGATCAAATAAATCACAGCCCTTGGCCTCAGCATCTGCCAGTGTAACAATCTGGCGAGTTTTACCATCGGCACATTTCACAGGCATTTTTAGTGCTGATTTACTTACATCAATTTCAACTGGTAGTTTTCTGCCACTATCTGTTCCGGTCCAGAATTTATAAGCTTCATGTAAGATACTGGATGGCGTAGACATATAAATTTCTTTATACATTTTTTGTGAAGCCATCGCGCTGGCTACTTTCTTAAACTGCAAGAACTTACGAATCCAGAAGAATTCATCCATGATGACATCACCATGTCGTCCCTGTGCAGTTAAAGCATTTGTACCCAAATAATAAACTGTGGCCTGTTTTACTGGCCCATTAATAACGATTGGATCTCCGGTCAAATCAATGCCGCAAATCTCAAGTGCAAAGGCTTTAATATATTCAATGAATTGATATGCCTGAGCCTTTGATGCAGACATGAAAATTTTATTTTTTCCCGTTTTGAGCAAATCAATTAAAGACCATAAAGCAATAATATGAGTAGCGCCGATCTGTCGAGATTTAACCAGGATAAATATATCGCTCTCATCAATTGCTGAGATCCACTCACGCTGGTAAATAAATAGAAGATCCAGAAAAGCCTGCTCAAGTAATTTTAAATCCTCTTCAGTAATCTCATTTTTAAGCTTTTTCTTGCGTGGCTTGTCATTTCTATTTTCAATCTTTGGATTTAAATCAGCTTGCGTACCACCGTTGCGGAAGCGTTCAATACGTGCCCAGCGTTCAAATTGAACACCAATAAAATCCATTTCTTTATAGTGATTATTTCCCTTACTTTCCATAAAAGTCAGGGCCATATAGCGAATTTTTAAGCCCAAGGTTACATCGTCAAACAGATCAGCTTTTTCCCAGCCATCACGCTGTTTCCAGCTTTCAACTGTGGCCCGTTTTTCATCTATTTGTTTTGCTATTTCAGAGACAGACATCCCCATCGCGAACAGGATTCTTCCGTGTTGACGAGGATTCATAAGGTCGAATTGAATTGGTTGAGGTGTATTCATACATTGAATGTTGCCCCAAAGAAAAGCTTTCTCTAAATGAAAAAATCCTGATTAAGCGTTAAACAGGATTCTTCTCATTGCAGCAACTACCCTCTCGCAAGCAGACTGCATACATCAGAAGCATAGATGGAAATTTGTATGGAACTTGCAGGTGCAGGGCGTGTTGAAAAACGCTTTCGTGTCGCACGAGAGGGGCAAACTGTTGATGGCCGAGAGCTGACTCGAGAGGAAATTCAGCAAATGGCTGCTACTTACAGCATAGAAAAATATGGTGCTCGAATCAACCTTGAACATTTCTCTGGTTGGTCACCTGAACCACCCTTTAATGCCTATGGCGACATTATCAAAGTTGAAGCCGTAGAAGAGGATGGGAAGTACTCGCTTTATAACACCATCTCTGCACTGCCGAATTTTATTGAACTAAATAAAAAGGGCCAGAAGATTTACCCATCTATTGAGTTCTATCGCAATTTCGCTGGTACAGGTCTGGCTTATCAGGTCGGTCTTGGGCTTACAGATACTCCAGCGTCGTTAAACACACAGCCCATCAAATTTTCTGGAAATAGCTTTTCCTTACGTACCCACCCTAACACGGAGATTTTCATGTCAGCACCGGCAGCTCCAGCGGAACAAAATAATTCTGCTAATACAGAACAAAAAGGCTTTTTTGAACAGTTAAAAACAGCACTTTCAGGCCAACCAAAAACTCCACCTCAGCCTGATGATTTTCAAGAAGTAGTTACTAAAGGTGTAGTAACAGCTCTGAACGGTATTAAAGATCTCACTGAAAAATTTAATACTTTGCAAGCATCAATCACACCAGCTCCAGCCACAACTCCAGCTCCAGCTGAAGTAATCACTCAATCAACAGTACCGGCAAATTCAAGTGAGCAATTTACTCAGGTAATGGCCCCAGTCATGGAAGCTCTTACTGGTCTGCAAAATCAGTTTAAACAGATCCAGTCGACTGTAGTGAATAATCCACCAGCACAAACTGGTGGTGATGCAGACCAAGTTACATACTAATTTAAGGACACTATAATTATGTCAGTCGTTTTACATCCTATCGCCCGTACAAAACTATCTTCATACATTACTGACATTGCGCGGGCAAATAATGTTGAAGATGCAAGACACACATTTGCAGTTCAGCCGGCCCCTGAACAAAAAATCATTGCGGCTTATCAGGAGTCCGCTGACTTTTTAAAACAAATTAATATTTTCCCTGTCGATAATGCACGAGCGGAAAAAATTGGTCTTCAAATTGGGACTACCGTTGCCGGTACCACAGATACCCGAAAAACTCCACGTTCGCCAGTTGCTGTTGGTTCACTTGACTTGCTTGATGAGTATGAATGTACACAGACCAATTATGATGTTGCGTACTACTGGTCATTACTGAATGCTTGGAAACATCATCCAGACTTCAAAGCAAAATTGCAGGCTATGGTGATTAAGGCAATCGCCCTGGATAAACTTTGCATCGGTTTTAATGGTCTATATCGTGCGCCAACTTCTGACCGTGTTGCCAATCCGCTTTTACAAGATGTAAAAAAAGGCTGGCTGCAAAAAATTCGTGAAAATGCGCCTGAACAACACTATGAAGGTGTAGATGACGGTACTGGCAAACTGGTGACAAAGATCAGTGCAAATAGCGAATTTAAAACAATTGATGGATTAGTAGAGTTTGCTGTTGAAGAATATATAGCTGAACAGCACCGTGATAGTGGCTTGGTAGTAATTTGTGGACGAGGCATCTTGAGTGACAAGTATTTGCCCCTATTAAATACGGTTCAAGATCCAACTGAGCAACTGGCTGCGCGTACCATTTATGCGAATAAACAGCTTGGAACTTTGCCAGCTTTGCATGTGCCGAAGTTCCCTGCAAAAACGATTCTTATCACTAAGCCAGATAACTTGTCTATCTATCTGCAATCCGGCACCTTGAACCGTTCTATTGTTGAACAACCTGAATGGGATCGCGCAGTAGATTTCCAAAGCGTGAATGAAGATTTTGTGGTTGAAGACTACGCAAAATGCGTTTTGATTGAAAACATTGAGGTCACTGCCTAATGTCAAATTCAATGCGCCAAAACCGTGAACGCAAGTTGGCTGAAAAAGCAGTCCGACTTGCTCAAAGCCCTGATCCACGATTACGCAAGAAAAAAATGAGCATGGGCTTTGATCCTGGATCTCCTGAAGGTGATTACTCAGCAACTGTTCCTGTTGAAAATTCACCTACTGGCAATATTGAACTGCGAATGTTCAGTCAGCTTCAGCAGCTTGCAGACATTCGCTCTATTCAGGAAAAAATAGCCAAAAAAGCAGAATGGTTGCCGGAATATGCTGGTTACATAGAGGGCTGTCTTGTCACCTCACCAGCTCCACAAAATAACGTATTAGTACGTCTAATGATCTGGGCAGCAGATGTCGGTGATTATGAACAGGCTGTACGTATTGCTGAATTCGCATTACTTAATGAAATGGTAATGCCTGAAGGACATACACGAAGTATTGCTGAGTTTATCACTGAACAATGTTCTCAAGACTTCATTAAAGACCATGAATTAGCTGTAAAAAATGCCAGTGTTATTGAAAAAATAATTGAAATTGGTACAGGCGAAAGCATGGTTGATGAAGTTCGTGCAAAAGGTTTCCGTGCTCTTGGTGATGCACTACGTGATGCCCAACCAGTAGAAGCACTAAACGCTTATAAGAATGCGCTACGATTCAATACAAATGCAGGCTGTGTAAAACAAGTTACTCAGCTTGAAAAGAAATTGAATCTACAGCCAACCGAGTCGTCTCCCGACGCCACTGTCGGCTCGCAGGCTGATGCATCTTCTGTTTCGACAGAGAATGAATCAGTTCCTGCGTCCACCGACACCACTCCGGAGTAATAGCTATGCTTCTAAATGCATCTGTGCCTGATCATATTGTTAAAAATCCTGAGCCAGATCGTCCAGATGTCAGTATCAAGGACTTGATGGGCATGGTGCGTTTAGATTTATCCAAAGGTACCGAACTTTTAGCTGAAAAAATTGTTCTGGCAATGGACGATATTAATGACCAGACACTTCTTCTAAAAATAGAAACCGATGAACAGATCCGGAAATATAAACGTGCTGTCTGCTATGAAGCAGCAGCACTAATCTGTGAAGAAAATTTGGATTTTGATACGACTACCGGTGGCCAATCACGCGGTGAGAATCAGCAAATAAAAGCTCAGTCATTGCGTCGAATTGTCAATCATTCCATTGCTAGTCTGACAAACAAACCCCGTAACAGGGTCAAGCTGGTATGAATACTGTCTATGCATTACAGGGCGATACTTTGGATGCCATTGCTTATCGTTATTTTAAAGATAATCCCGTGCAGATGTTAGCTGCACTGATTGAATTAAATCCTGATCTGCATGAAATATTTTTAAATGAGCATCAAGCAGTTTTATTACCTGATGCCACTCAGATACAAAGCCCTCCCACAATAAAACTCTGGGATTAATAAGGGGAAACCAATGAATGATCCTATTTCAATAAAGGGATTACCGTGGCTTTTAAAAATTATTGCAGCAATTCTTGGGGCAGTACTAGCTCTGATTTTAAGCGGTGATATAGATACACAAGGCCGGATCAAAATTACTTTAGGGGTAATTATAAAATTTACTATTAGCGTGGCCATCAGTTTGTATGGTGGATCAGCTTGTATTGAATATTATCAACTCACAAAGTATTCAATAACATCGCAGGGTTTTGTAATGCTGATTTTTGCAGTCTTTGGCATGCTAATCATTGGTATTTGGTACCAGTCTTTGCAGTTGATGAGAGGCAAGGCACTTTATGAAATTGTTGCAGAAGTAAAAGCTGCATTCACTGCAATGTTCAAGTAAGGGGAATTTCATGGAACTTACTTTCGAACAAGCATTTGAACGTTTAATCGGTCATGAAGGTAATTTTACTGATGATCCTAAAGATCGTGGTAACTGGACGACAGGAATTATTGGTAAAGGCCAATGCAAAGGTACTAAATTTGGAATTTCAGCAATGACCTATCCAGATTTAGATATTAAAAATTTAACCTTAGAACGCGCCAAACAAATCTATCGACGAGACTGGTGGGATCGTATTTCCGCTGATGAGATTCATCCAGCAATTGTTTTCCAAGTTTGGGACTTTGCAATCAATTCAGGTATGGGTACTGCAAAACGCAAGTTGCAGAAAGCTGTTAATGTAGCTGAAGATGGCATCATTGGTAAAAAGACTTTGAAGGCTATTCAAGATTCAGATTTAAACGATGTATTACTAAAATTTAATTCTTTTCGGCTATTACATTTGAGTAGTTTAAGCACTTGGCCACGTTACGGCAGAGGCTGGACTATACGCGTCGCGCATCAGCTTAATTATGCTGCCCTGGATAATTAAATATGAAAGCTTTAATCCCTTTGAAGTCTTATCTGAGCGAAAAAATCCCGACACTATCAGCAGATAAATGTCATCTGCTAATAGTGAATGGAACGCAAGCAAAGGGATATCTTGAATATACAGCGCGATTGTTGTTCCTGGACTTTCGGGGTGATCCCATTGAAGTGATCATGCTCATTCGTAACTGGTTAAAAGCTCACAATTTAAACTTGGATTCTACCGGTCAAGATGTATTACTTTCTTTCAGTAGTGAAGTTATTGATACAGATACCTTTGATCTGGAAATAGATTTCCCTCAACGTGACAAAGTCGTTATGAATGAAAATGGGCCACATATCTGCCCTCAAATGGTCTGGAGCGATAAACATGGGAAATTTATTCCAGCAGGCTCTGAATGATTGACGCTTATAGTGGTTTAGCTCACTGGCTGGACCAGATTGCAGTTCGCTTAGAGCCTGATCAGCGTCGCGAGCTTATGCGTCGTTTAGCACAAGGTTTAAGAGTTCGTCATCGAGATCGGATTAAGCAACAAAGAGATCCAGGTGGTAATCGGTTTATTCCCAGGAAGCGTGAACAGATCGGTAGTAAAAAACGGCAAGGTGCCTTATTCCAGAATATTGGCAAGCAGCTTAAAACTGAATACTCAGCAGATCATGCTGCAGTCGGTTTCGGTGGACGTACTGCAACTATTGCTAGCATTCATCAGGAAGGTAAGACAATTAAGCCAAGCCGAAACGCAAAAGCCACCAGCTATCCGATTCGTGAATTAGTCGGTTTTAGCAATGATGACGAAAAATGGATTAGATCCGAGATACAGAAATTCTTATCAACATGATTGAACTTAGATGTAAATGCGGAAAACTACTGTGCCGCATTGAAAAAATCACAGTAAAGCTTGAAATTAAATGCCCTCGTTGCAGAGTGCTAAATCATTGGAACGCCTAGAGCGTCAGGTTAGATAGCCCAGAGCTACCAACGGAGATGACAACAATGTCCCCGAAAACTAACCCTAAAGAAGTAACAAAGCCAACTTATAACGCCTCTGGTCGATCATTTTCAGGATGGCTAGGTGGTAAATCACAACTAGCACGTACCATTATCGATATGATGCCTGAGCATAAACATTATTGTGAGGTATTTGGTGGAGCCGGCTGGGTTCTCTTTAAAAAGTCCCCTTCTACACTTGAAACAATTAATGATGTAAACGGTGATTTAATAAACCTATATCGTGTCTTTAAATATCATCCTGATGCATTAGAAAAAGAGTTTGAAACGCAATTGATTAGCCGCGACGAATTTGATCGACTCAAGGCTCAGAATGTTGCATCTCTTACAGATGTTCAACGCGCAGCGCGTTTCTATTATTTATTGCGTACGTGTTTTGGAGCCAAAATTGAGGGCCCAACCTATTACTCTCATGCTGAACGTTTACCAACATTAAAGTTGGGTAGTGATCTGAAAGATATACTTTCAGCAATCAATCAACGTTTGCAGAAAGTAAATATTGAGAACCGAAATTTTGATGTCTTAATTGAAAAAATGGATCGGCCAGAAACATTATTCTATCTTGATCCCCCTTACTACAATTGTGAAAACTATTATGGCAAAGATATTTTCGGACGCGATGATTTTATTAAATTACGTGATTTACTGAGAAATATTAAGGGGAAATTTATTTTAAGCTTGAATGATGTTCCAGAAGTACGGGAATTATTTGCAGGCTTTTACTTCCATACAAGGCAGATCCGCTGGTCACTAAATGTTAAATCTCAAAGTGAGCAAAACGGAAAAGAGATAATTATTACTAATTTTAAAATTCCTGATTAAGCGTTAAACAGGATTCAGCTCCTCGCTCTTTAAAGATAAATTGCCCATGATTTCGCTCATGGGCAATTTACGTTTATATGAGCATGACTAATCAAATTTCACGGCAATTTCAAAATCTGGCAAGTATCGGTACGGTCATCGCAGTTGATGCCACTGCTGGGAAAATGCGTCTGCAGATTGATGAAAATGAAACGGATTGGCTACCCATTCCAACGATGGCTGCAGGCATCGTCAAAATCTGGCGATGCCCATCGTTAGGAGAGCAATTCTCAGTTTCTGCACAAGGTGGGGAGCTTACTAATGCCGTACCACAAGTAAGCCTATTCTCTGAAGAGAACCCTCCTCCGAGTACAGATCCAGATGAAGTGATAATCCAGATCGGCGAACATTTTTTAAGTTTTAAAGTCTCTTCAGGTGAAGCTGTATTCAAATTTGATAAATGTATTTTTGATGTTGCAGAAACCACTTTTAAAGGAAAAGTGCATGCAGAAAACATCATTTCTTCTGATAAGGATGTTAAAGCTAAAGACATTAGTCTGATTGAACATCTGCATCCAGGTGTCATGAAGGGAACTGGTCAAACTGAGAAGCCAGCTCCCACAGGAGGTATGAGCAAATGAAAGGCATGTCTCGATATACAGGAAAGAAACTCACTGATTCAGGGCAGTTGCCTGCCCATTTAGAACAATCATTACATGACCTTTTAAGTACCTTAATCGGTACTCGAATATGCCGAAGAGATTATGGTTCATTAGTACCCCATCTTATTGACCAGCCTTGTAATGACATTACCAAACTAAAAATTATGAATGGCTCAGCTACAGCCATTATCCGCTTTGAACCAAGACTTAAAATCAAACAGGTTCAGGTAAGCAGTACGGAGGTTGAAAGTGCTTGGAATGTAACGCTCATCGGCAGCTATAAACAATATGGCCAAGAACAACCTTTTAAGCAAAGTTATACCTTTGGAGCAACTGCATGAGTACATTAAACCGTGTTGATCTATCCTCTCTTCCCTTTCCTAATGTATTGGAACAAGTAGACTTTGAAACAGAATTACAGGCTTGCAAGGATGAATTGGTTTCACGAGATCCGGAACTGGTTGAAGCTTTAAGTTTTGAAAGTGAGCCATTGGTTAAGCTACTAGAAACATTTGCTTATCGCTTTCTACTAAAGACTGGCCAAACGAATGCAAAAGCAAAAGCCTTAATGCTTGCCTATGCAACAGGAGCCGATTTAGATCATTTAGCATCAAATCGGGGAGTTTACCGTTTAACCATTATCCCTGCTCAGCCTAATGCAAATCCTCCAGTCGAAGCTGTCATGGAATCAGATGAAGCTCTACGTCGAAGAACTCATTTACAACCTGAAAGTATGTCTGCTGGCTCCACAGGCGCATATCAATTTTGGGGCTTGAGTTCACATGGCCATGTTAAGGATATTGCTGTGGAAACACCGAAAGAAGGCCATGTCAATATTTGGGTTCAGAGTCATCTTGATGAAATTGCATCGCAAGAACTATTGAATATCGTAGACCAAACTTTAGATCCGGATACTCGTCGACCAGCTACAGATTGGGTGCATGTTAAAGCAGCTGAACCTGAAACGTGGCAACTAAATGCAACACTTGTACTATTTCCAGGTCCAGACTCGGCTGTTGTGAAAGCAGCTGCTGAAGCAGATGCTCTTCTCTATACTCAACAAACATCCTCCTTAGGCTATGACGTTACACGTAGCGGCTTGTTTAGAGCTTTGCATCAAGGCGGTGTACAGAATGTGGTGCTAGACAGCCCTGCAGCTGACATCGTACTAACAAAGAATAAATATGCGAAATGTACAGCTATTCGTATCAACATTGTTGAGTTCCGCGATGTATAGACTACTGCCTCCGAATGCCACAAAACTTGAAAAAAATGTTGAAAAACTTGGTGAAAAAATTTCTAACCTTGCCGTACCTTTTATTGATTTACATCGCATTGATCGTTGCCCTGTTGATCATCTTCCTTGGCTTGCATGGGAACATCGAGTTGAATACTGGAGACCGGACTGGACTGAGATCGAAAAGCGAAATGCGATCAGTGAAAGTAAGTCTTTCAATGCTGGGCGTGGCACACGCTCATCTATTGCCAGCTTGCTCAGTACAGTAGTCGAGAACTTTCAAATAAAAGCTTGGCATGAGTTTCTGCCACCTCAGCAGCCATTTACTTTTGTAGTCATTATTCATCCGAAGCACTTAATTTCGATTGAACAATTGCTTCAGGTTCACACTGCAATTGATGCGACAAAATCTGCCCGTGATAACTATTCAATTTCTGCAAAAGTTAAAACGGAATGTAATTTTTACATTACCGGCTCTGTAACTTCAGGTACCAGAATTCATCTAACAAGTATTTAAAGAGATTTTTATGACAGCAAAATATTATATCGCTCTCACTGATTACGGTGCTGAGCTTATTGCTAAGGCCCATCAGGAAAGTTCAATTGCTCTTGCTTATTTAGTTATCGGGGATGCAAATGGTATTCCCTATGATCCTTTAGATAAAAAAAATCTGACAAGTTTAATTAACCAGTGTGCACAAGTTCCAATTCAGACAGTAGAAATCATTGATACAGTCACAAGAGTAACGGCTACAGTAAATTCAGAAATTGGTGGATTTAATATTCATGAAATTGGCCTGACAGATTCTTCAGGAAAATTGGTATATATCGGCAATTATCATGGGGCCTATAAGCCAGTTATTACTGATGGTGGCTCTGGGGAACTTGAAATTGTTATTGATATTAAAACAAATACTAGTACGAACGTTTTAATTCAGATTGATCCAAATATCGTTACTGCAAATAAAAAATGGGTAGAAAAAGAAGTAGCTAAACTTGAGTTAAAATTTAATTCTCTAGTAGAAGCCATTTATCATGTTGAATCTTGGCATGGGTCAAATAAGAAAGATTATGATCCTTCATTGTTCTTAGAACCACTCTTTGGCTATAGAACATCATGGATGATCTGGCCATACATTCCTGCAGGGGTTGAATCAGTCAATGATCCTCTTGGGACCATATCTGAACTCCAGATCGGTAACTCCTCGAGACAAGCATCATCGACACGGATCTGGCAAAGATTACCAGATGGCTCATCTCCTCCAAGCTATACTTTGACTGTGAATAAATCCATAGCGAATGAAGGCGATGAAGTTATCTTTACTTTGATAACAACCGGTTTAAATGCCGGCACTCCTGTTGACTGGACAATTACAGGGCTAGGCATCAAAGAGGATGATTTTTTTCCTAGGATCCTTTCTGGACAATTTGTTGTAGATACTGAAGGTAAAGCAGTCCACAGCATACAAATCACTGAAGACAATAAAACAGAAGGTGATGAAAATTTAGTTTTCTCATTAAAATATATAAAAAATAAACAAGTAAGTGTTTTGATTAAGGATACGAGCAAATATCCTGAAGGCAGTTCCGTTTATTATGAAGGAACACATCAAATTGAAATTCTTCCAAATCAGACAGTTAAATTTCATTTACATGGCCCGTGTGGGGGCGGTGGTGGCTCAATTTATTCGGGAACTGGTACCGAACCTGATGGCCAGAATGCTGGGGATGTAAGTTGCACAATCGGCACATCAACTCTCATTGCAGGAGGCGGTAAGGCAGGAACAGGTGGCGTGTGGGGGAATGGTTCCTCTTATACTGAAGGTAAGCCAGGAACTGGAGGTATTACGTCAGTGAATGATCCGGAAGCGATTTTTGATGAGTTAGAGATAACGAACGGTATAGATGCGATTCTATATTCACGTTGGGAAACACAAAAAGGAGCAAGTGCGCTACCAGCTATTATCGGGCAAATGAGTGGTGGCGGTAATGGAGCAGTAGGTATCGGTGATGAACGTCATTCTTTCGGTGGAGCTGCCGGCTCAGGAGCACGTATACGTGCTATGTTTACTAATACCACAGAAGAAAAAATACTAGCCAGTATTGATATTGGTAAATTAGGAGAAGGCTGGAAGAGCTGGGGAAATAAAGCTACAGATGGCGGAATAGGTTTTGCAATTGTAGAAATTTTTAATCCTGATTAAGCGTTAAACAGGATTCTGCTAATAGAATATTAAAACCACTCAATACATTATGACTCTAAAAGTACAACCCACTTTTGGAGTTATAAAATGTCTGAATTTCATCACGGTATTAGTGGCCGCGAATCAGCTTCCGGTAATATCCCGTTTCGTGATGCAAACACCAGCACAATTACGCTTGTAGCAATAGCTGATGATGCTGACGAAGCTTCTTTTCCACTTGACACGCCGGTTTTGGTCACTTCTATTAATCGTGCTTTACCTAAAGCTGGCCTGACAGGTAATTTACGTAAACACCTAGAAATCATCTCAGCAATTGGCTCACCGACATTAGTCGTTATACGTATTGCTGACCCATTCAAGAATGGCCAGTTCAATCAATCATTAGTAATTGGTACCACGGATTCTTCAGGTAAACGCACAGGACTACAAGCTGCTTTGACTGTTAAATCAGTGCTTGGAATTACACCAAAAATTATCTGCGTTCCAGATACAGAAACCTTGGATGTCACGAATGCCATAGGTGCAATCTGTAAAAAGTTACGTGCTTATTCTTATATTACGCCACGTAGTAATACTGGAGAGATTTTAAATTCGGCTCAAGAAGTTGCAGCTTTTCGTCAAAAAATTGCATTTCGAGAAGTAGAAATTATCTGGCCTGAATTTACAAGTGGTAATGTTTTTTTGGGAAAGTCTCAAGCCCCCCAGTAGAACCAGGAGGAACTATTAGCTGTGCAGGGGCAACCAGCGAAATGACAATGGTGTCATGTAAAAAATTAGATAAAAATGATTCTGAACTAATGCCGATCATTTTATCTGCAAAACTCCTTGTAAACGGTGTTCAACACAAATTTACGGATCTAACGTCAGGAGCTTTGAGTCATTTGCTCAGTCCAGATGCTGATGAAACTTCAGCTACTGATGTGCCAGCTGGTTATATAAATCAGGGAAGCACAAAGCTGAAAAATATTTCTAATCAGACTATCCGGTTGAAAGTAGACTTCACTGAAAATAATGATAACCATGATGTAATTATACTGCCCCCTAACAATAGTAAGAATCCAACTTATTACCAAGGTAGTGATAAACGCATACTTGAAGTTTGTCTTGCACCTGGTGAACCAATCACGATTCCTTCAGGCAGTTTTTCTCCATTGAATGTCACGCACGATGGGGCATATCTGTACGGATTTTTAACGAATAATTCGGGTTTCGGCGTATATCCACTCTACGGTAGCCAGGTTGATACATCGCAGAATATCTTTTCAAAAGTCCTTGATCATGATTCTGATGTTAGATTTTCAGCCGATGGTTCAGTCTTAATCAGCAATAAATTCTCTTTGTATCGAACTGCCGATGGATTCTATGATCTTGAAATAGCCTTCAATCCACCATTAATGGACACTGCATTTTTAGATGTGAATCCTGATGCCAGTTATATTCTTGCAGGAACTATGGGAAAGAATGTTGAAATCTATCAACGCCAGACATCTACGCTTTATCAAAAAATAGGTGAGATTGCTGAAGAGGATTATTTCACCGGATTAGCTTTCTCACAAGAAGGTGACAAATTTAGTTATGTGACATCCGGTAATGCCGACTTAAAAGTTTATAGCTTTAGCCAAGGTGTTGCTACGCAGATCGGCAACAGATTAGGCATGGCCGATAGTGGCGAATGGGGCCTCAGAACTCTTAGCCCTCCAGTTTGGTTGCACAACAATATTATTGTTCGCAGCTATTCACAGGATAGCTCTCAAGGAGTGCATTTCAGAGGCTTTGTTGATGTTATTAGAGTCGATGCAGATAGCCTTAATCTTGTGACACGAAATGAAGAAGATCTTGGCGATACGTACTATCGGTTTAAAACTCCCCGAAATGGCCGTGTCTTAGCAACGACAGACAAAAATGAATTAAAACTTCTCTCAGTAAATACGTCTGGCCAGATCGAATTTACCCATGACTATTCACCGCTGATTAATGGCTACTACGTGCTGATGCCGAGCGGCAGTGAAATCGTCACTAATAGCTCGACTCTCGGACAAGTAGACATCATCCACGTTGATCAACCATCGTAATACAAGGACTAAATATGGCTGAATTAAGCTTATATGGCTACGGCATACATACTGCAGTAGTCGTGGCAGCAGCTCTACGAGCTGAAACCGACTCTAAAGTGGGATTTCACAAATCACTTTCTAATATTCCTGTGACTGGACCGACAGGTATTAGTCAACCCATAACATGGGATCTGGAAGATCCAGATACAGATGCAGGCTATTTAAACAGCCAAGATATTACCACCATGATCCAGCATCAAGGCTTTCGATTTTGGGGTAATCGCAACTGTTCTGATGATATCCGCTTTTCATTTGAAGTGGCGACACGTACAGCACAGTTTCTTCTCGATACGATCATTCAGGGCTGTTTTCCTTTCGTCGACCAACCACTTACACCTTTTTTAGCTAAGGACATTATCGACTCAATAAATGCCAAGTTACGTGAGCATGTTGATGCTAAACATTTAATCGGTGCTTCAGTCTGGTATGACGCAGCTGAAAACTCTGTAGAACAGTTATCTCAAGGAAAGATGTGGATTGACTATGACTACACACCAGTCCCAACACTTGAGAACCTCGGCTTAAACCAACGTATTACTGACCGCTATTTAGTTGATTTCGCTCAACTGATTAATGGCCAAGTAACCACAGAAGGAATCTAATCAATGCTTCCACGTACGCTCAAAAATTTTAATGTATTTGTTAATACGCATTCGTGGGCCGGTGTCGCGGAGAGCGTCACAATTCCCAAGATAGCCAAGAAAACGGAAGATTTTCGTGGCGCAGGCATGATCGGTGATATTGCACTGACGATGGGCTATGAAAAACTTGAAGGTGAAGTCACCTATGCTGGTTTTGATGTCAAACAATATCGACAGCTCGGTGTCTGTGGGGTTTCTGACTTACCCGTGCGCTTTGTTGGTGTCTATGAACGCCAGGATAACTGCACTACGCAAGCAGTAGAAATTTATACACGTGGACAGGCTATCGAGCTAGATCCTGGCGATTCAAAAAATGGGGAAAAGACCGAAATCAAAATGTCCTACAACTATAGCTATTACCGCATGGAAGTCGATGGCGTAGTCGAGATTGAGCTTGATTTCATTAATGGTACAGAACGTTTTGGCTCAGGCGACCTCGCTCAAGAACTTAAAAAATTACTTGGTCTGTAAAGATCAAGTACTTCCCTCTATTCAATTAACTATTTGAGAAAAATTATGAACACCGAAGTACAAGAGCAAAATCAGCAAGCAATTCAAGATCCAGATATTAAGCCTGTAAAGTTTGATGTGGGTTTTAAACGCGGTGAACAGTTCATTAAAGAAATTACCATCCGTAAACCGAAAACACGCGCATTACGTGGCTTAACTCTAGTTAATTTACTGCAACTGGATGTAGAAACGCTCGCTAAACTTGCACCACGTATTACTTCACCGACCATGTCAGAAAATGATGTCTATGAACTAGATCCTGTGGATTTAACAAAACTATCTAAGGAAGTTGTAAGTTTTTTCGTGAGAGCGGAGGACGAAGACTTCCAGTAAGTACTGACGAAGTCATTGCGGATCTGGCCATCGTATTTCACTGGATGCCTTCAGCATGCGATGACTTTGAAATTGAAGAGTTGATGGATTGGCATGAACGTGCCCGTGCACGATGGGAAACACAAAACAAATGAGTCAGATTAGCTTAAAGGCCATGTTAGAGCTGGTGGATAAGGCCACTGCCCCACTTAGAAATATTATGGGTTCAAGTGAAAAGGCCAGTGACGCTCTACGTGCTCAACGTGAAGAGTTAAAAAAACTTAGTAAATCGCAGTCAGATATAACGTCATTTCGACGTTTATCGACTGCATTGAAAGGTACTCGCAGTGATCTTGAATCAGCCCAGCAGACCGTTGCTAGGCTGGCTCAGGAGCATGCCAGTGTACAGAGACCTACACGGGCAATGATCAAGGAATTTGAAAAAGCCAAACTAGCAGTAAAATCATTAAAGGAAGCTGAACAGGATCAACTTCGACAATTGCAAATGTTGCGTAATGGTTTAAATCAAGCTGGTATAAGTACAAAAACGCTCGGTAGAGATGAGCGTGAATTAAAAGCGCGTATTGATGCATCAAGCCAGTCTCTACAACGTAAGAAACAGCAGCTAGATAAACAGATTGCAAGTCAAAAGCGTATCAATGATTTAATCAATCAACAGAAAAATACTCAGGAAATAATTTCCAAAATTTCCGATACGGGTATGCGAGCTGGTGCAGGAGCGGCAGTAGGTGCTGGGGCATTAAGTGTACCAATTAAAGCCTTTGCTGAAGCTGAAGATGCTGCAACGACGCTTAGAGTTTCAATGATGCAATCTAATGGACAGGTAGCTAAAGATTTTAGGGAAATTAACGAGCTTGCAAATCAGTTAGGAACAAAGCTCCCAGGAACAACAGCCGAGTTTCAGCTCATGATGGCGAAGCTGGTGCAGCAAGGTATCAGCTACAAAGCCATCCTTGGAGGTGTCGGACAGGCAGCAGGTTATCTGGCTGTTCAACTTAAAATGCCTTTTGAAGAAGCTGCGGAGTTTGCTGCAAAAATGCAGGATGCTACCAAGACATCAGAAAAAGATATGTTGAGCTTAATGGATACGATTCAACGTTCTTACTATTTGGGTGTTGATTCAACAAACATGCTGCAAGGTTTCTCCAAATTATCTGCCGGCATGAAAACCATCAAAGCTGAAGGACTAAAAGGTGCACAGGCAATGGCACCTCTTCTTGTCATGGCTGATCAGGCTGCAATGGCTGGAGAGTCTGCAGGTAATGCATACAGTAAAATCTTTGCTGCCATGATGGACACTAAAGGCATCAAGAAAGCATTAAAAGGCTCAAAACTTACAATGAATTTCACAAATGGCAAGGGGGAATTCGGTGGTTTAGATAATATGTTTAAACAGCTCAGCAAGCTTAGGAAGTTATCAACGGAGGCTAGATTACCAATACTTTCTGATATGTTCGGCAATGATGCAGAGACGATCCAAGCTTTGAATCTGTTAATCGACAAAGGCAAGGCCGGCTACAATGAAACATTAGCAAAAATGAATGCTCAGGCAGACTTACAAAGACGTGTTAATGAGCAGCTTGGTACTTTAAAAAATCTTTGGGATGCAGCTGCTGGCACATTCACCAGTGCGATGACTAACTTTGGTGCTGCGATTGCACCTGAGCTAAAACAGGCCGTAACCGGACTAACTGATGTATCAGAAAAAATTGGGGATTGGTCGAAAGCTAATCCACAGCTTTCTAATACGATTATGAAAGTTGGTGCTGCCATCGTGATTCTATTAGCTCTCTTCAGTGCAATATCACTTGTGTTAGTAACGTTGCTTGGCCCTATGGCATTGCTTCGTGTAACGCTGGGAGTGCTGGGTGCAAAAGGGTTCGGATTAATCAATATTATAAAGTTAATGTGTGGCGCATTTTTGTGGCTGGGTAAAAGTCTTTTCATGGTTGGACGTTTGATGATGACCAATCCCCTCTTCTTGGCCATCGGTTTATTAGCTCTTGCAGCGTACTTAATTTATCGAAATTGGGCGCCGATTAAACTGTTTTTTACAAGTCTTTGGAATGGTATCGGTTCAAGTGCAGCAACCTTGTGTCAAAACTTAAAAGCTTTCTTCAGCAGCGGCATTGCAAATATCAGCGCAACTATTCTTAACTGGTCGCTACTGGGACTCTTTTATCGTGTATTTGCATCGGTAATGAGTTATTTCGGCATTCAGCTTCCGAGCACTTTCACAGGCTTTGGCCAGATGATTATGCAGGGCTTAGCGAACGGTATCGGTAATAGTGTGGGTGCAGTTGTAGCGAAAGCAAGAGCAGCTGCAGGGGCAGTAATTGCAAATGTGAAGGGAGCATTCGGTATACATTCGCCAAGCCGCGTTTTTGCTGAGCTTGGTGCATATAACATGCAAGGTTTAGCAAACGGAATCTCCAATAACAGCCATCTGGCCAATACTGCAGTGACAACCGCAAGTAAAGATATGTTGGGCTATTTTGATACTGGTTCAATTAAGTTTGATTCACGACCTTCAATTGCTGCAGGCAATAAAAGTTCGACAACAGCAGCACAGCCAATCGTTCAGCATTTTCATATTCATCCTGCACCAAACATGGATGAGAAGGCTCTAGCACAGCTAGTGGCTATAGAAGTTGCAAAAGCTCAGCGACTGCCAAGTGTGGGTAACATTCGCGGTTATAGTGATATTGATTAGGGGTTTAATCATGCTAATGAGTTTAGGGCAGTTTATTTTTCAGACTAGCACTTTGGCATTTCTAGAGATCCAGCGGCAACGTAACTGGAATTATTCTGATAATGCTGTGGCATTTGGTCGACCAAAAAAACAGTTCACGGGAGCAGGCAGTGATACGGTCACACTTCCTGGACTTATTTATGAAGAACATGGTTTCGGTACCCGTTTCGCTCTGGATGTCTTGGCAAATATGGCAGATACGGGGCAAGGTTTTGTTCTGATGGATGGATCTGGTTATCTATACGGTGTCTATGTAATCGATAGCATAGATGAAACCAAGTCTGTGCTTATTGATAATGGGGTTCCGCGCAAAGTCGATTACACATTAAAGCTTTCAAGAACAGATGATGAACGGATAGAAACTCAGACAGCACCTCAACAACAGGAAAATACAGCATGATTAAAACACCAGTCTGTATTATTACTGCCAATGCCAGACCATTAAATCAGCTTATTGCTGAGCGGATTCTTAGCGTAACAGTGACCGACAATAGAGCAAATGAAGCAGATGAGCTAAGTATAGTGCTCGATGACCATGATGGGGCCTTAGAGTTACCCAAACGTGGAGTGAAGCTAAACTGTCAGATGGGTTTTAAAGGTGAAGTAATCCATGATAAGGGCGATTTTATTGTTGATGAAACAGAATGGTCAGGCACTCCGGATCTCATCACTGTAAAAGCTTCCAGTGCTAACTTTAAAAGTAATATCAAAGAAGCAAAGTCTAAATCTTATCACCGTAAAGATTTTGGACAGATCGCTGGTGAAATTGCAAAAAAACACGACCTATCTTTAGTCATGACAGATGATTTAAAGACAATTGATTTAGTTCATGTTGATCAAACTAATGAGTCAGACCTCAATCTCATACTACGACTTGCCAAGCAAAATGGTGCTGAAATGGCAGTCAAAAAAGATCGTTTACTAATTTTCAAAGCAGGTACCGCAAAGACAGCATCAGGTAAAGATTTAGCTGCAATTACATTAACACGTAGAGATGGAGACCAGTTTCGTTATAGTGAACAGGATAGAGAGTCTGACCATACTGGCGTAACTGCAAGCTATCAAGACACAAGCAAGGGTAAACGAGAAAAGGCCCTTACAGGAGAAAAGGGAAAAGTTAAGCACTTGAAAGGAACCTTTGCGAACAAAGCAGCAGCAGAACGTGCCAGCCGAGCTAAAATGGCAGAAATAAAACGCCAGATGGCAAAATTCAGTATAGTTTCAGCTTATGGCATACCAGCAATCAGTACCGAGTCACCAGTAAAGTTAGATGGCTTTAAAAAAGAAATTGATGAGAAAAAATGGATTGTTGAAAAAGCTACTCATACCTATAACAAAAATGCTGGACTCTCAACGCAGCTAGATTTAGAAGCAGGCTTATAGTTTATGAAGCTATTAGCTCTAGGATTAATTTTTTTCATCTCCGGATGTACGGCACATGATATTAAAGTAAGCATTTGCGTTCAATGTGTACAGCAATAAAAAAGCCCTCATTCAGAGGGCTTTTTTATTCAGCTATTAAATATTAAGCTACAACTACATCCACCTCACGTCCCATCACATGAAAGGCCTCTTCAAGTGATTCAAGTTTAGTAGAGTGCTTTAAAGACAATAAACGATCTACTTGCTTCTGATCCCAGTTTAAACGACGAGCGAGATCTGCTTTTTTAAGATCCTGAGCTAACATTTCGTTATAAAGAGCCACTTTAAAACTCACGCGCACAGGCAAACGAACTAAGTACTCGTCTTTTAATTTCTTACTTGGCAGCGGTATAGTTCTACGCTCACTTATATAGATCATAAACGCAGATTCAAAACCGTTTATTGCTTCAGCTAAAGCTTCCTCTTCAGAGTAACCAACAGCTAAAGCCTCTGGTATATCACGACAGCGAACTAAAAAAGAACCATCTGTATCATGTGTTAGAGTCACTGGATACTGCATAACCCTTACCTCTCTTATATTATCTTTCAGGAAAACCCCTGCATAAGACTTTGCACCATATAAAGTGCCCATATTTGAAGATGTACTTTGAAGTCTTAACACTTAACAACTAGGGCTTAAAGCCCTAGTTGTTTAATGATTTCTTTGCGAAGGCTTTCTCCAATTTCTCTGCCTTTGTGAAACGGTAGTGTTGTTTTCTTTCCCTTGTAGCTAACTATTCGGTGAGAACCCTTTCCACTTCGTACCACTTCGACACCTTGTTGTCTCAGCCATCGCTCAAATTCGCTGTACTTCATGTACATCTCCATCTAAACGATAAGAGAATAATAAGACATTTTTGTCTTACTTGCAAGCAATATTTAAGACAAATTTGTCTTATTTTTTCTTGCTTTCATGCAAAGAGAGAGCAATAATACTTTTATCAAGTAACCAAACTAAGTTGTTTAAAATGAAAGATTTAGAAAAAACCCAAATGTATATTGAAATGTTAAATGAACGAATTGAAGAGTTAAAGAAGGCAGATGACCAAAACCCTTATGCAAAAATTTGCGTCACTCATCTTAATGATGAGCTATCTAAATTAATAAAATTTTTAACCCCATAATAAACTATAAAAAAGGCCCTCATTGATGAGGGCCCTTTTTATATCTTCTAGTTTATTTCAATCTTTTACTTATCATCAACTGGCGACAATCCGAACCACAAGCCCGTATATTTACTTGCTAGAGCATAATATTTTATATTCCCGACCACTTGGCTATGGCTGTTATTATCTTGATCTGCTCCTTCCAAAGCTTTCTGAACTAGATCCACAACAACTTTTCCAGTTATATTTTTATCTGCACTTGAATTAACAGTATTTGAAGCTGTATTGATTAGAGTAAGAGTATCGAGCATTACTTGTGCAGAGTCTTCATTTGGCACGATGATGAAAGTAATTTCACGTAACATTCCATCTTTGTTGACTGTACCTGTCATATTGATCTGATTGGAAAAAGGAACTTGAAAAATATCTCGCACCTCTCCTTTTTCAATATCGAACTCGGCTAATGGCCTAATCATGTGAACATCTAAGGTTTTAAGACGTTTATTAAAATCACTTCTGAATTGTTCAGGAGTCATACCCAAGTTAGCTTCTTGCTTAACTTCGTTTGATGGATTCTGATCATTATTTTTTAGTTCTGAAGGACTAGAACTAGTAATATTTTCTCCTGGTATTTTCTCTTCAGAGGGATTGGTTGAAACTCCGATGATTGTCAGTAATATAGTAGCTCCTAACCCCAATAAAATAATTCTTTTTCTTGTCAGTTCTTTTCTATTTTTTAATTGAATCCATTTTGGATTAATTAAGCCAATGATCATGAATATCCAAACAACAAACAATATGATCCCTGCAATTACGCTTATAGTTTCCACCACAACCCCTTTTATAAATTTTTAGTCAAAACAAGATACTAAATTGTATTCTAAAAATGACCCTATGCATTGGTTCATCTTGATCCGATGCATTAGTTCATCTTGATCCGATGCATTGGTTCAGTTTGAGATTATCTTCTATATATAAATAGAATGAATATTAGAATTATAAAAGAATGTTTAATTCTCTAGAGATCCTGTTTTTAAAAATCATAATATTATCGAATCATTAGATTATTAATTAATAATTTTATTAATCTAATGATTGACAAAAAAAATAATTAAATTAATACTAACCACGTCATAGCAAAATCTGTGATCAGGCGTGGAAACCTGTTTTATTATCTACAAGCGCAAAATCAAAGTCGCTTATGCGGCATTTTTTTTGTCTGACTGTTTAAGTCTGCGTAATGGTAGGCTAGGCAGGGCAGTCGCAAGGCTGGCCGTTACTTGTAGAGCGGTATTTCCACCCCTGTTTAGTCTGCCACCATTCTGTGGAAAGAATGCTGGTAGGTATTAAAACTTATCTACAAGAGACTTAAACATGAACACTCAAAATAATAGTGTGCATCAAGCACCTGTATGCCTCGACACTCTTTGTCTTCAACGCTTAAAAGCATCTGACTTCGCTCAGCCTTCGCTTAGTAAACAAATCTTAAATTACATTCGCCTTCGTACACGCTAGGAGGCAACGTTATGTCTAAGATTTATATACATACCGAACTTGGTATTGAAAAGCGTTGTACTTGCTGTAATGAATACTTTCCATTCGATGATGAGTTCTTCTATAAAAACGGCTTTAAACACGGTATTCAGCAATGGACTGCTCGTTGTAAGGCTTGTTATGTAGAGACTTATCGCGGAGGTTTTGGACTATGAAAAAAGTTCTACTTTCGACGAATGAATATCCCATCATCGCATCGCCCCAGCTCGCTAAAGAGCTGGGCATGCCAGCAGCAACTTTTCTTCAAAAGCTTTATTTCTTATTGAATGAAACCAAAAAGTATAAAAATAAGAAAAATCTTACTCAGCACAACAACCGGAGGTGGTGGTTTCATACTTATGAAGAGTGGGTTTCAACGCTTGGTTTATTTAGTGTCTCATCAATTAAACGTGCAGTTTCAAAGCTAAAGCAGCTCGGTTTAATCGAAATCAACAAGCTTGATCCAAACAAATCTATGCGTGTGAATTACTACACTATTAATTATAAAAAATTAAAGGAATTATTCGGTATCGGTGTTGAAGTAAAAGCTTCAGCACCAGCAGCTACTAAGGGTAATAATCAAAAAATAGTTGGTACGGATACGCCAGCATGTCCAGAGGCAACAGCAGAGGATCTCGCGACGCTACAAAGTCAGCATCGTGCTTTGTATAGACAGCTCAGAGGTTTAAAAGTTGATATTACTCATGATGATCCATTGATATTTAAGTTTGCAGATCGGCCAAGAGAGGTTCTCGCTTATGCGGCCTCTGCATCCAGCCGGCTCGATATAAATCGCTGGCAATGGCACACAGTAGAACAAATTTTACCTCAACATATACTTCAATAATAAAAAGGAACACAAAATGAAAATCGGCTCAATTATTATCAAAGTTCAAAATCCGGCGAATAATAAACGCCAGTTTTTTGTAAGCAGTAAGAAACTGTATAACCTGCTTGATCCGGAGAGTACCTATAAAACTTTTGTTGAAACAAATATAGTCTGGTCACGATTGAGGGAAAATATTGACTATCACTACAATGAACGTTTTGAAACATACAATTTGAGTATATCTTCTGTACAAGCAATATTAATTCTTGAAAATACTGAGAGAAGTTGGCAATTTTTCAATGAATTATCCGATCTCATTAATAGCGGTTTCAAAACCGTATAAAATTAATAATTGAAGGATATTCAAATGTTTAAACTTAATGAAAATGAATTGTATGAATTAAGACAACTGAAAAACAAAGTGAGTTTTATTCTGGCCTTAAATCTAAAAGGCGGTGATACCTCACCAGATATTACTTCAACTGAGTTGGCAACGATTTTTGGTGAAATCAATCAGCAGCTGGAAACAGTTATAAGTAATATCGAAGAGGCAAACGAATCATTTAATTAGCTCAAGCATTTGTAAAGCTTTTTGCTTTTGATTGTCATCTAATTTTTCAAAAATCCCGAGCAACTGAGTTTGTTCGGGATTTAATGTTTTTCTTACTCCAAAAATTACATACATCATGTCGAAGCCATACTCTTGTAAAAGCAGAGCGAATTTTAAATCGAATGGTGCTCCATGTTTTTCATATCGTACCCATGCCTGTTCTTTTACTTCAGCAATTTCTGCAGCCGCTTTTTGTGTAAGGCCGTTAAACTTTTTTCTTTCATCTTTCAGACGATTACCTCGTCCTTCATCATAAAAACTATTCATAAAAATAAATACCGTTTGAATACTACTTTTAAAAGTAGTATTTTGTCTTTGCTGGAAATCAAACAGCGTACGAAATCAAACAGCGTACGATTTCCAACATTTTAATTTTTTAAGAGATCAATGCAATGAAATCATCTGAAAACATTAATAAATCAGACAAACAAATCGCTTTTCGTGTCACTGAGAAGGAATACAAGGACATCATGATTCAAGCTGCTCTTGATAGTTCTCTCTCTCCAAACCAGTACGCAAAGCAAGTAGTACTGAATAAAATTAACACTGACTCCTTAGATCAAATTCAGAAATTAAAAGAATCATAAGGCACAGGTTTAAGAGTTTTCATGCCAAACAGCGCCATTCAACAACAACTTCAAATAAAAAACAGTTTTTTTTGCTGTCCTAATTGTGAACAGCCATTAACAGTCTTGGGGACTATTGTTGTTTCAAAGGAAGAACCACGTGCTTATGTAGGTGAGTGTCGGGAGCTGACATGCATGACCTTGGTTCATTTTCACATTCAGTTATCAAATGTGATTGCTCCAAGTCGTTTAATTAATATATCTAGGAATATTGAACGATGAGTAAATCTATAGGTTTTTACTGCCCACACTGTAATACACGCATGCATGTTTCAAGCCGTAAAAAGCCTTCTCCGCTTTTGCATGAATTAATTGTTTCATGCCGGAATGACCAGTGCTTAGCAAGCTTTGCAGCCAGCTTAGAAATGGTCAGACCTGTACAAAACAGTATTAATCCTAACACTGAGGTTCAGATCGGTCTTCCACAGCATAAACGCCAATGGGAAACGGAACTGGAGCATCAGTTGGAGAGTCTTGAGATTCAAACCACTATTGATCTACACCAGAAGAATTATGTCGAGGGCTACATTACAGCTCTTTTCAATTCATCAACGATTGATCTAACACGGGCCTCGCTTTACCGCAGACGACTTCAACAAATTAAACTTCTCTAAAGGCATACGAATGGATCTTCAACGTCGTATTGATGACAGAATCAATCAACTTTTCGGTTTTAAAAGAAAGGGGGAATGGTACCGTGAAGGCAGGTGCCCAAAATGTAATGAGAAAGAACTTTATACTCATGCAGAAACACCACGCATAATCAAATGTGGTCGACTAAATAAATGCGGTTATGAAGAGCATGTAAAAGATATATGTGAAGAACTTTTTAAGGACTGGTCAGAATATCATCCGAAAACACCAGAAAATCCACATGCTGCGGCAGATGCATATTTAAAAGAAGCGCGTGGTTTTGATCTAAAACCTCTCAAAGGGCTTTACTCGCAAGAGTTATATCAGTCTCCGAAAAATCGCAGCCTGATTAGTGCCACCGTGCGTTTTAAGCTTGCTGAAGGAATTTATTGGGAACGTCTGATTGACCGGCCAGAACGCTTCGGCCGGCAGAAAGCAAACTTCATCGGGAAATGGGCAGGCTTAGCTTGGACTATACATAAATTAGATGAACTCTGTAATGCTGGTAGTATCTGGATTACCGAGGGAATCTTTGACAGTATCTCTTTTTCTCAATCTGAGGTTATTAGCTTCAGTATCATGAATAGTGGGAATTACCCTACTCTTCTCCTGGAACAAATTAAAAAACGCTGCCATGAACTAAATAGAGATAAACCTCGTTTAGTATGGGCCCTAGATAACGATAAGGCCGGCAAAAGTGCTTTATCTAAACATCATAAACGGGCGACAGATGAAGGCTGGATCTCAACCGCTGCCCTTCCTCCTGCACCGGTAAACGGTAAATCTTTTGATTGGAACGACCTTTACCAGCGTGAACAGCTCACTAAAGAACATCTGGAAACCTATATCCATTATGGCAAATTACAAATTGTTGAAACGCCAGAGGAAGCAGGGTTACTGATCTATAATTTTTACGGCAGTAATTTAAGTAAATTCTTCTTTAACCACCGATTTAGGACTTACTGGTGGGAATTGGATTATGAAAAATTCAATAAGGCTGTTCAGTATGTTGAAGAGAGCAAGCAAGATCAGGTATTAACTGATGAAGAGATCCGGATACAAGCTTTAAAAACCTGCTCTTCAGCAAAAGAAATCTGTAATGCCCAGCTAGAGCCACTTTATTTCCAGCGCAATGAAATTACAGATGAATCTTGGTACTACTTTCATCTTCATAGCCCTTGGGGCGAAGTCAAAACAACATTCACAGCAGAACAAATGTCATCACGTAGCAAGTTTAAGCCTCGCGTTATGTCGGTGCTCTCGGGAGCAATGTGGACCGGCAGTGATCAGCAGCTTGAAACCTTCATCAAGCGTAAAACTGAAAAATTACGTGAAGTAAAAACCATTGACTTCATTGGTTATTCAAAAGAGTACAAGACTTACATATTTGATGAATACGCTGTGAATAAAACCCAAGTTATCCCCAAAAATGAACATGATTTTTTTAAAGCAGGAAATATTGAAGTGAAAACACTCGCCTCCTCTCCAGTTATTCGTTTAAACCCTAAAAAAGAATTTAAGCCAGACTGGTGGAAAGATTTTTATTCTCTTCAGGGTGAAAAGGGGCTGATTTTGTTGGCTTGGTGGACAGGATCATATTTTGCTGAACAGATCCGCGCTATTAACTCCTCATATCCTTTTTTTGAATTTGTTGGGCAAGCTGGTAGTGGTAAATCAACACTCATTGAATTTTTGTGGAAACTGAGTGGTCGAGAAGCTTACGAGGGCTTTGATCCGAACAAGTCAACAAGCGTAGCAATTTACCGTAATTTTGCTCAAACCTCTAATATGCCTATCGTACTGATTGAAGGTGACCGGAACGATCAACAAGGCACTCAGAAGGCCAAGTTTAGCTGGGACGAACTTAAAGATGCATACAATGGCCGAGCAATTCGCTCTAAAGGCTTAAAAACGGCTGGTAATGAGACGTATGAGCCACCTTTCCGTGCAGCCATAATGATCAGCCAGAATACGCCGATACAGGCCACAGAAGCGATTCTATCGCGTACGCTGCATATCTCTGTAGATACAAAAAATCATAGCCTTGATAAAAAGCATATTGCGACACGGCTCACTCAGATGAGTCTTGAAGATGCATGTACATACATGACGTATTGTTTAAAGAATGAGGAAAAAATTCTCAAGACTTATGATGAAAAACATAGAGAAATAGAAATCGAGTTTCATCAAAAAGGTATTACGCATACACGTATTGCGCTCTGTCATGCTCAAGTATCAGCAATGATTGATGCAATAGCAGAACATATTTTTAAAGATGTCATGGATCTATCTGATATTTGCGATGCCAAGCGTTATTTAGAAGAGATGGCCAGACGAAGAGTTGATGAAATTGCAGCAGATCATCCGATGGTTCAGCAGTTTTGGGATGCATTTGAATATCTTAATTCTGTCCGTACTTCAAGCTTCCACCTTAATCACTATAAAACGGGCGATGCACATATCGCTATCAATTTAAATGAGATCTATAAAGTTGCTGCACGAAACTTTCAGGCTCTACCAGAAATAAATGAAATGCGGAATCTACTTCGTACCAGTAAACGCTATAAGTTTATTGAAGCTAATAAGCCTGTACGTACGAGTAAACATCCTGCCGATGAAGTAAACAACCTGTCTCCAGGTTACGGAGATAAACCACCGAAAGAAGATCGAATTTTAAAGTGCTGGATATTTACTAATCCTAATTTTGGGGCCACAAAATAGCTTTAATTTAAGCACACATACAGAAGTTGCAGCTCCTGTATGTGTCACACAACAACCGGAGAGAAGTTATGCAGAGCGATTCTAACTTAGATACCCTTTTACTAAAACAATTTAAAACTGTTATGGCCAATGACTTAACAAGTTTAGATTGGGACGAAGAACTTGAGATGTTCACTGATCCTAATACACAGATTTCATGGCTAACATTTTTAAATACTCTAGATTTTTATTGGTCTTTTAAGGGAAAAACGGTTCAAGATTTTCCTGCTAACTATATTCTGATCCGTAAAGAATTATCAGATATAGAAGCGCAGAAACTTGCTGAAGAAAAAGTTAGACGCATTTCTAAAAAGATAGATATGAAATACGGATTTAAGGCTGAACATATACAGGAAAAGAAAGCTCAACTGATCCGTGTTGAGACTAATTTTATAAAGAAAACGCATCGAGATGTAGTTGAACAATGGAGCAATATTCATGAATAAAGCTCCATTAAACTTAAATTCTATTCCGGATCTTAACCTTAGACAGATAGAAGTTTTAATCGAAGAACTCGAAAATACTTATGCAACTGGACACGCAGATCATCCTATGTTGAAAGTAGTGAATGTAAGTATTGAACTAACATGGAAATCTGGATCAGTGACCTATACCTTGCCACAACTAAAGGCAATGAAAGCTGAGTTAATTTTAAAGACACAATGTCCGCAAAATTCTGAAGAACTGCCCTTTATTGATCCGGAGCAACGATAACTATGTTCAACGTAACTCCTGATCATTTTCTGGCGAAGGAAGCTTATGAAAAGGCAAAAAGTTTAAAAACTAGCTATGTACATATTCTTGGATCTAGTTACGGAATTAAAGGCAAGGAACAGTATTATCTCTCCGGAGTCGTTGGTAATAATTCTGAAATTGGGTTTAATCGACTGGACTGGCTAACTGAATATGAAGAGTTAAATGGAATACAAATATGAAAAATGCTCTTGATCAATTTGATTCTAGTTTCTTATTGGCAATGAAATATAAGTTACCTGTAGTCACACTGGAAACTGTCGTTGCAGATTTCATGCCTTATCTAAAAATTGAGACAGCAAAGAAACGTGCCAGTAAGCAAGATCTACCATTTCCAGCCTTTAAAGCTGAACAAAATAGTAAAGCTGGATGGTTAGTTAAAATTACCGATGTAGCAATCTGGCTTGATAGTGAACATGCTATATCGGCAAAGGACTGGAATAATATGAAAAGTTCCCAGCGCGATTAAATTTGGTCCAAAATAATGCCCTCTTCTAAGGGCATTTTTACTATTTTATTATTCTTGATTTAACTCTCATAAATATCCTTGGCCACGTCTATGGCTTCAGTAAAATTAAGGCGTTCACGACGATTCTTTAAATTTACATAGCGTCTCAAACTTTCCCAGGATTCATGTAAGCTAATCTGCTGGATCTGAGGAATAGTAAGCCCATCTTCAGCGAGTCTTGTAATACCTTCATGCCTTAAATCATGAAAACGTAATCCATTTAAACCAGACATTTTTATCCCTTCTCTCCAACGTGCTGCATAAGATTTCGCATCTACTGGCACAAGAACATCAGGATTATTTCTACCAAGTTTTAACATACGTCCACGGACTTCAGGTTTTAGTAGCTCTTCAATTACAGTGAGACATAGATCCGTTACGATGAAGCTTTTATTATTACCTTTACTGCCACTTGGATTCTTTAAATCAAATACTTTCCATTCCATGTGATAGCGGTCAAACTCTTTTAAATAGAGTGCAGTAATTTCTGCTTCACGTCTGCAGCTGTAAATAGCCAGCCACATAATTAAATGCATCGGAATAGCAGTCTTGCCCAGCATCCAGCGACGATAAAAGTAATTAGTGAGCTGCTGCAGCTGCTCAGATGTATAAAGTTGATCTCTTTTTTCAGACTTAGTGATAATCCTTGCATGTCTAAGTCCACGCATAGCCTGTTCAAGTTCATAAATATTAACTGGCTCGCCCCAACTAAGCTCAGCATAATTCAAAACAGTCTTTATATATTGTAGATCCTGGAGCGCAGTACTTGCTGAAATCGGGCCAACAGCTAAGTCTGGATTTCCATTTTTTCTTAGCAATGTATGATCAGTAAAATCTTGTCGCTTCAAATCTCTTAAAAGAATTTTACCGATTGGCCAGCCGGTTAGAAATTTGATACCCATTCGCTTTGAGCGACCAAAACCAGCAACCTCTAATAAATATTTTTCTAATGCTTCGGCCAAAGTTAAACCAGAGGTTTTATTCTGGTTAATCAATGCCTCTGGATCTCGTTCAAATTCAGATTCTCTTTTCTTAACCCATTCACTGGCTAAAGACTTTTTACTAAATGTTTTAGATTCTGTAAAATCCGGCAATCCTTTTCGCTTAATCCTAACTTGGGCACGATAACGTACTTCACCGGTTGATGTTATCCGTTTAGTAATTGTTCCCATAAATTTGCACCATGATAATTTTTAAATTCTGTGGTGCAAATATGGTGCACCATGTTCCGATTATATGCGATAAAATGCGGTTAAATGCGAGCAAATGAAAATGATAGAAACACAAAATATTTTTGATAATCAGCAAACTATTGATAGTTATAAAAATGCTCGTATATCCGTTGCACCTATGATGGACTAGACAACAT